GAATGATGGAAGCAATCAAAAGAGGCTGAACGAAAATACAAGATGAATAGGATAGGTGGTGCATGGGAAAGAGGACTAGGTAGAACGATTATTCACTTTGGCGGTAACTCAGGTTATCAAGGATTGAATCTGGCTTTTCTATTTGGTGCTGCAAAAATTATTCTGCTTGGTTTTGATATGCAAAGGACAGAGGACAAAGCACATTTTTTTGGAACTCATCCCTACCATAGTAATAACGGCACACCATCAAAAGATATTCTAAAAGAGTGGGTAAATAAGTTTAGAGAAATTTCCAAAGATTTAGAGTTTGAGCAAGTAAAAGTAATAAATGCAACTAGACAAACTGCCCTTGATTGTTTTGAAAGAGTACCACTTGAGCAATGTTAAATTTGTTTTGCGGATACGATGATAGAGAAGCAATCGGATACCATGTATTCTGTTCTTCCGTTATTTCTCAATCAAGTGTTCCAGTAGCATTTATTCCATTGAGCAATTTAAGTTTTAAGTGTGGATCAAATAAGTTTACAGTTTCAAGGTTTGCTATACCTGCATTGATGAACTTTACTGGCAAGGCAATATTCATGGATGCCAGTGATATGTTGATGCTGAAAGATATTGCTCTGTATGAAAAGGAATTGAATAACTTAGATGCTCCTGTTGCTGTCGTAAAGCATCAATACAAAACAAGCAATTCCATTAAGTACATTGGCACACAGATGGAATGTGAGAATAAAGATTACGAAAGAAAAAACTGGGCAAGCATGATGCTAATAAATTGTGAGCATCCTGCATGGAAGCAAATGACTATACAGAAAATTGCTAATGAAAATGTTTTGGATTTATTACAATTTAAATTCTTGTGCGATTTTGAAATAGCAGAACTAGATCAGTCATTCAATGTATTGGCTGACGAGAATCAAGATATGGATGGCGCAAAGTTATTGCATTGGACTGCTGGCATTCCACATTTTGATTTTTATAAAAACGCTAGAGGAGCAGAACATTGGTGGGCAGAACATAACAAATGGAACTCATAAGCCAAGATTATCTTGAGCAGCAGAAGTTGTTGCACAAGAATCAAAATTATGGAGTTGCATCTAAACAAGTTGCCTATCTTGTTGACGATTTAATTTTAAAGTTTCAGATCAAGTCATTGTGTGATTATGGTGCTGGCAAGCAATTATTAAGAAAGAGTATTCAGCAGCAGTTAGAGAATTACTATCCTTATGATCCAGCTTTCCCAGAATACGGTGAGCCTACAGAAGCGGATCTAGTTTGTTGCATAGATGTGCTTGAGCATATTGAGCCTGAACTACTGGATAATGTTTTAGATGATCTAAAAAGAGTTACAAAGCACAAGGCATTTTTTACAATACACACAGGCAAGGCCGCAAAGATTCTGGCAGATGGAAGAAACGCTCATCTAATACAAAAACCGATTCTGTGGTGGCAAGATAAAATTAAGCAGAAGTTTGTTATTGATAGCTTGCATCAAAAAGAGATGACTGTGTTTATGTATTTAAGTGCAATCAAATAACTGTTACGAGGTAAATGATGTCCGGTCTTAGCCCATCAAACATTATTACAGCAGAGCCAATCACGCTAATTCAAGCGAGGCTGCATTTAAAACTGGATACCGCAGGCTCACCACCATCCCATCCTGATGACGCTCTGGTGACCGCTTTGATCAGTTCTGTAAGGGAATCCGCAGAGAAATATACTGGGCTGGCTATTGCCAATCAAACTTACACTCTGACGCTTGATGTTTTTCCAACTGAAGAAATTGATCTGCAAATTTCAAAAGTTAATTCCATTACATCAATCACATACGTTGATACCAATGGTGCAACTCAAACTTTCTCATCTACAAAGTACACACTAGACAATGTAGAAAAGCCATCAGTTGTAAATTTAAACTATAACGAAAAGTGGCCTGATACAAGATTGCAGCCAAATGCTGTCACTGTAACTTTCAATGCTGGCTATACAGATAACGTAAGCCCCAATAGCAATCCGATTCCTAAAAGCATCAATCAGGCAATGCTGCTTTTCATTGGTCATCTTTATGCTAACCGTGAGGCAATCAATATCGGCAACATTGTGAATGAGATTCCATTGGGAACTATGCACCTATTGGCGCAACATAGAATTAACATTGGGCTATAAAAATGCTTGCTGGAAAACTTGACCGAAGAATTACCATACAGCAACCAGTCGAAACTCAAAATTCGTTTGGTGAAATTGTTGTGTCATTTACCAACTTTGCTGAAGTGTGGGCAGAAGTGATCCATGTCAGCGGCAGGGAAATTTCAACAGCAGGACAAATTTTGCCAGAGGCAACTTTAAAAATAAACATTAGATGGCTTGCAGGAATCAACGAAAAATTTAGAATCCTCTATGAGAATGTGGCTTATGATATTCAATACATTGCCGAATTGAAACGCAGGGAAGGATTGCAGATAACGGTCAAGAGGCCTGAATAATGTTTCAGATGAAGATTGATGGGTTGAAGCAACTGGATGAAGCATTAAAACAGTTGCCCATCGAGCTTCAAAAAAAAGAGCTACGAGCAGCAGTTGCGAAGTCATCGACAATCGTTAAAAATGAAGTCCTTGCTAAAGCACCTGTTGATACTGGCAGACTTAGAGATAACGTATATAGAAAATACGCAAAAGAAAAATCAGACAGTGGCAGGTCAACTTATCTTGTCGGAATAAGATTCGGTAAGAAAAAAAAATATGTAAACGATAAAAGGAATAGGAAATTAAATAGAGTAGGGAAAAGTTATCTAACTGCTGGTGAAGCATTTTATTGGACATTCATAGAATTTGGAACAAAGAAAATGCCAGCAAGACCTTTTCTAAGACCTGCTTTTGAAGCAAAGAAAATGGAAGTAATTGATTCGATTAAACAGTCTTTGACTAAAGCAATTAAACGAATTGCCAACAAATACAAAAAGAAATGATTGAAGAACAAGTATTCGATGCGTTGAAAAGTTTAGTATCTAACAGATGCTATCCATTACTCATGCCTCAAAATCCTACTTATCCTTCAATCGTCTTTACTAGAATTTCAAGCACACCTGAGAATACATTGAATGGTGGCGCGACAATAGATCAAGTTAGGTTTCAGATAGACAGCTATGCTGAAACATACGCAGGTGCAAAAGCACTTGCAGCATCGGTTAGAACAGCAATGGAAGCAGCAACATTCAAAGGATTGCTACAAACCGATCAAGATTTTTTTGAGCCTGATGTAACAATCTACAGAGTTACACAGGATTTTTATGTCTGGCGTAAATAGAAAGGGGCAATAAAATGTCTGGTAACGCAATTCAAGCACAAGGTACACTTCTCAAGATTGGTACTGGTACTGCACCGAGTATTACATATACTGCAATTAAGGAAATAAAATCTTTTACTGGTCCGGGTGGCTCTGCTGCGGTGATTGATGTAACTGATCTATCATCCCCTGCAAAAGAAAAACGCATGGGCTTGCATGATGAAGGCCAGTTGAGCTTTACTATGAATTATTTGCCTGATGACACTCAGCACGCTCTGTTGCGTACCAATCGCGCTGGTCGTGTCTTGACTCCATTCCGTCTTACCTTTACAGATACAACTCCAAAGATTTGGACATTCAATGCTTACGTCACAAGTTTCTCTGTGTCTGGTGCAGTCGATGGTGTCATTGAAGCAAACGTGACTCTTGAAATCACTGGCGCAATTACTGAGACTTAATCAATGGCGATTCTAAACAAAGATGCCATTCTGAAAGCTGACGATCTTAAAAAAGAGATTGTTAGTGTTCCAGAATGGGGAGGGGAAGTAATCATCAGCGCAATGACAGGTTATGCGCGTGATGCTTGGGAGCAGCATCTTGTCCAATCTAAAGATAATGTTCTAAGTAATATCAGAGCAAGATTGGTTGTAGCTTGTGCAGTAGATGAAGAAGGTAACAGATTGTTTACTGAAGGCGATGTAATTGCTTTGGGTGAGAAATCTGTTGCTGCACTTGAGCGATGTGTAAAGGTTGCCCAAAGACTGAACAGGCTAACTGAAACAGATTTGGATGATCTACAAAAAAACTAGCACTCCGACCGGAACGAAGATTTTATTTTGACCTAGCTTTAAAACTAGGGATTCCGGTCGGTGAAATGTTACGAAGGATGGACAGTGCAGAATTGACTGAATGGATAGCCTATTTCAAAGCACAGGAACCACCTAAGCCAAAAGCGGCTGACATGCTGAAGGCGCAATTCGCAAACCGTATTGTAAGGAAGAATAATGGCACTAGCTGATTTGGTCGTTTCACTTACTGCGGAGACTGCTCAATTCAGAGTAGCGATGGAACGTGCTGCTGCTACTACATCAAAAACTTTTGACAAGATGTTGGGCAGTGCGAAGACGTTTGCTGGTGGGTTTGCTGCTTATTTATCTGTAGATGCTCTAGTAAGTTTTACCAAGGCGCAGATAGATGCAATGGATGCGCTTGATGAAATGTCTCAGAAGGTAGGCATTGCAACTGATGAATTATCAAAGTTAGCTTATGCTGCACAATTCTCAGGGTTGATACTGATGCTTTACAAACAGCACTTGTTAAATTAAGTAAAGCAAGTATTGATGCTGCAACTTCAAGCGGATCAGCAAGAGACGCATTTAAAGCTATAGGC